ACCAGCTCAGGCCATAACCGTAATCTCCTTCTGAACCTTTTTGTAGTACTGCATCCATACTTATTTGTACGTAGTTTTGTTTTAGCAAATCCGCGAAGATAAAATTCTCAACAGCGTTTTGCTTTGCGTAGTCAAGCAGCTTCTTATTAAAGCCAAAGGATTTAGTTTTCCAAAGAACTGATTTACTAAACGGAAGCTCACGTAGGATAGTATTGTCTACGTGCTTTGCTAGGATTACGCGCCTGTCTCCGATGGTTGTGTAGATAACTTTATCTGACATCTTACCAAATCCTCCACCATCTTGCTAACGGCAAGCAGTCTTCAAAGTTTTTGGCTGCACGTTCGCGTGCATCTTTAAGCTGACTTTCAGTAAACATATACGGTACAGGACTACCGCTTCCGCCCTGCAAGTACGTATGTATGTACTCCTTGTTAGCCATTATGTGTTTGTTCTTATTAACGACGACGAATAATCGCCCCAACTTTATTCTTTTATCTGTCTTCATAACGTTCTTCCCAAGCTTTTTCGTGTGCGCGTTCTTCGGTATTAGCGAAAGCACGTTCACGTCCGCGATTTGCGTCTTTTTCAGACGGTATAACTGTGTTGCCATCTTCATCTTCGTATGTTATCTCTTCGTCTACTACGCTCACTTCTGTGTGAGCGCCCTCATCAGTACCAGACTCGCCCATAATTTGACAATTATAAACGACGATACTGTCCTCTGTATAATAAACATTAGTAAAGACTTCTTCACTATTGTCTAATGGTATGGTTACTTCAAACATATCTTTTCTATACATAGTGCTTATAGGTAACTAAACGCATCCGCAGGTTTGTCTACGAGTGCTACATATCCACCTGCACTTTTCGTAATCTGTTCAGTTGCAAGTAGAAAAGCTAGACATTGTTCAAGTTCGTCTTTTGCGAGGTCATCGCAGAACGTGAGCAAAAGTTTCTTGTATGTTACGACGGCCCCTTCGTTTATGATGTGCTGTAGTATGCGTCGTTGAATCTCGGCAAGTACATTGCGCCCAGCAGTAACGTAGGCTTCGTGCATCCGCGCTTCCGTATGTGCAAGGAACCGCATGGCTCGCTCGACTGTAGACTTCTCTATAATCATGCTGTCTATGGTATCTGCGAAGTGCATTATCATAGACAACTTTAGCAGGTGTACGTTCTTCCTGCCGTAGTAAGTCTCAAGCCTGTAATCTTTGTTGACAACATCTTGTGTTAGCTGGCCGCTCTCATAGACTTCTTTATGGTACGCTTCTGCTTCGTCTGTAAACTTCACCGGCCCAGCTACATCACACAACTTTTTCAAATGTCCTACGAGGTCTTTCTTCAGAGCTTTCTGCTTGTCGTCTATGCCGGGGAACTGCCGTAAGAAGCGAGGGCCGTCACCGAATATCATAATGACACGTGACGTAAAGCCTTGCGATATGATCTTATCACTGAACGCCGTGCGTATGAAAGAGGGCGTTGCGCCGCCCAGTATGTTAACGCATACGTTCTTGATAATGTCTGTGCCGTGGTGCTTTGTCTTGTACGTGTAGTCACGGCTATCGTAAAACTGGTTCAGCATATTGACAATGTTGTCTGTGTTCTTGCGTAGCAAAACGCCCAGCTCTTCTATCATAAACCCCACAGAGAAGTGCGAAGAGCGGATCTTCTTGTTCTCGCCGTTCTTGTAGAAGAAGTCACGCGCACACTCTTCAACGATAAACCGCACAAGACCTTCCTGTGTTATCGTATCCGCGCTGATAGGGTAGAACGGCTTGATGTCTACCTCGTTAGACTTCTTCTTCGGCACACGCTTGATGAGCGACGGGTGCTTAACGAACTCACTCACCTGCGCTATGACACGCGACTTACCTGCTGCCGGTGGGCCGACCAGTAGCGCGAACAGGTTAGGGTATAACGTGAACGTGTCAGGGTATAACCAAACGCGGCGTTGTAGTGCTGTCGCTATCATGCTGTAAAAGCCCCAATCTATGAACAGGTTGGGTGACTCTAAATCTTTTAAATATCCTCGCCATTTTTCTATGTTTATCATTGTTCATACATCTGCCATCTCCCCCCAGCTTGGCCCTATCATAGCTTCAGATCGCATCTGAAAAGGTTCGCCGTGCGGAGAAAGCATCTCTCGGTTGAGCGCATCGCAGGCCATAGATGCAACCTCTTTAGCATAGCGTGAGTCACATTGCAGTAGAACACTGTCGTGATTGTTTTGCATTACATCCGCCCCTAACTCGCGGATGCGTGGGTTGTTATACAAGTCTGTGAATGCGAGATTAGTGATGCAGCCTACTGTAGACTGCGGCACAAATGCGAACGCTTCTTTGTACATGGATGGCTCTATGGTTTGTGTAAACATACGAGGGTATCCGAACAAGTTGCGTAGCATACGTGTGCGCTTAAGTTCTGTTATAGTATCGTTGTGCCACTTGCGTATCTCAGGGAACAACATGTGGTAGGTTTCAAGAAAGAAGGCTGCTTGCTTGTGTGCTAGGTTGACTGCGCCCTGTGACTTCTGTAAGACATTCACACGGAACGTCGGTGCTTTCATACCGTAGTTGCTGGCGTGGCATATCATCTTTGCCATGAAGTAGTAACGCTTGTCCGCGCTCCAGTTGTCACTGCTGGCTATAAGATCACGTAGCTCCTTCCAGCGCGGCATCTTCACTAGCTCATGCACAGGTGCTTCTATATATGGCTTCATGCTCTCGCCCATCTCAGAAGACCAGACATCCTCAAACAGACGCAGGGCAACATACACATGAGACTTCACACCGTTATCAAACAACCTGCGGAAGTTGCCTGTAGTACAGAGGTAGCTTACAACAAGTGCTTCCGCACCAGCTTGGTCAGCTTGCACGAACACGTTGCCGGGATCAGCTACGAACAGCTTGCGTAATTTTTTGGGGAAATTCTGTACGTTAGTACCCCACTTGTTCAGCAAGCGCCGCGAGGCTAGCCGGTAGGAGGTTGTGCCAGCTAGGTTGTAGGAGGTTGTGATACGCTTGTGATCTTGTGGCTCCCACGGCGGGAACTTTAGCTGGCCGCTTTCTTTTGCAGTTGCGCGGTAGCGCAGTATGATGCTGATGATAGGATTCTCAGGATGCTTCAAGCGCAACTGCAACAGAACCCTTTCACTAGTGACATCTTTGTTAGGGCGCTGGTAGCCTAAGCGCCCGTACAAGTAGTTAGCGACTTGCTTCGGGCTATTGGGATTAAGATCACCGCCCGTCAGCAAACGCAAGAAGCGTAGCAGTTCATTCTGGTAACGGTCGTTGTGCGTTACGATGTCATGTAGCTTGTCGTCGTCATAGCGTATGCCTTGCAACATGGCGGTCAGATACGGCACAACGCTAGCGTTAACTTGACGGATGCTATCGACGGCTTTAAAGTTCTTGGCAGTCTCATCTATTTGCGGCTTGAGTAACGCTAGACTGATGACATCCTTTGCGTTGTACTCATAAAGCTGTTGCTGTTGGCTAGCATTCTTAGGCTCGAACACGCCCTCGTTCTTGTGATAGGGCTGATCTGTGTACAGTGCTAGGCAATGGCCGAGAGACTTCTCAACCTCTGGAAAGAGCCGGTGGTGTGCCAGCATGGTATCGTATACGCTGGGCGGTGCAGGGATGCCGTACTTGTACGCGAGGACGAAGAGATCAAAGAGGGCGTTGTGGATGACTACGGTGTTGTCGCGGAATGCTATAGCTAAGGCGCGTAAGATACGTGCTGTGTCTTCGTAATAATAACCTGCCCAAGGTGACGTTACCATAGGCACACACCACGCACGCTCTGCATCAAACGAGAAACCAAAGCAAGTCATCTCTAGCTCACGGTTAGTTTCTACGTCAAAGTAAAGTGTCTTGCCTTTCGCAGATGCAAGCAGCTTGATAACTTCATCAGCGCGGGGCCATAAGATATGCTCGGCAACGGTTATAACAGGCGGCACTTTGAGATACGCTACAGCTTTCTTGACATCTCGCCCAAGCCAGAACTTACGATTGGGCCGTCGCGTCTTGCCGTGCCATCCCTTATCATCGCCGCCCTTCCCATCTCCTACATCGTTCGGGTTGAAGTATGCCATGCGGTCAACGGCTTCTTGTGGTTCGTACGTTGCTACGTACGTAACGCCGTCTTCTACAAATGGGCAGCCACGTTGTTCGTCTATCGTAACTCCGCGCTTGAACATATCAAGGGCATCTTGTCCTAGCAGCAGTACAACTTTCGTACCTTCGCGTATGTTAACTTCGCCCTTGTCGAGGGCATCGGCTAGCACAACGTCAACCGCCTGTCGAGGGATGGGCTGGAGTGCGTTGTAGAATATCTGCCCAGCGTAGCCGCTGAGTAGTTGTGCGCGGTCAAAGCGGGACGGCTTGCCCAGCACAACAGTTAAATCCCTGTACGGCAACTGTGCTAACGTATGTCTTATTGTTTCTGGCATCTCCTTTAAAAAACACTAGGCTAGTCACGGACAACCAACCGCATAAAAAACCACAAACCAATAGAAACAGTTTACCTAGCCTAGCTAAAAATTCAAAGAGAACGTAGTGGCGATCAATGAGGAGTGAAATACCTAACAGACTCCCGCAGCATCTTAATAGCCGCTGTGTACCACTACGTTCCACATATAGTCTAGAAGCGTTCTGACTATAACGTATGCTCTTCGTTCAACCGCAACACTCGCTTCAAACGGTAGTTATTGTTCATGACAGGATCGCCGTCACCATTGAGGACAGGCGAGCCATCCTCTGTTTTCTGTGCTTGCTGCTCAGTCTCTATCGTAACGTCAGCAGCCAGACCACTGTACTGGTCTACGTCAGGGTCTTCGTCGTCGAACTCTGGAGAGAGTTCTAACGCCTTGTGCAAACCCTTGATACGGCGCATGGTTATATCCATAGCCTTCTCGCTAAACGACAGATAGTCACGGAACTGCAAACCTGCAATTCGTATGAGCTTGCCGTCGTTGTCTTCAACTGCTTCAGGAGCTACTACCTCCCACTGCATTACTATCATAGGCGCACCGGCCTTGCTTTGCGTAAACTCGGCACTAAGTATTCTTGCCGCATACGTGTCCTTCTTCAGATAGGGTCTTACGCTATCTGCGATCTCATCTAAGTTGATGATTGCCATATTATGTATTTATGTTTATGTTAGGGAGTGTCTTGTTTGGATTCTTCTGGGGCCGCACTCCTATTGCCATCAGGAGAAGTCATTTGAGTTAGCATATATACTAACTTGTCTTCAGTTACAATTTGAAACAACCTAGCTGCATCAGAATATTTGATCTTTAGCTTTGTTGCTATGTTCTTAATCTGCATATTAGCGGCTTCTGCTAATGATACAGTCATCTCTGCGTACTCTTTTTGAGTATCATTCATTTTAGTATCGCTCATGTAAGTAGTCTGTTAAGTCATCGATTGTTGTTATGTTAGCGTCTGCTGATGCTTGCTTTAGCTTTAGCAGCTTAGATTTCATATTATCTTGGTATCCGTTACGTGGTTTTTTGAACTTCTTCAACAGCTTGTCGATCAGTTCGTCAATGTATAGTCCGTCTGTTGGCCATTTCATTTGTCGTAATAGTTTTTTGCAGCCTCTATGACTGCGTTAATGTCGTTGTCTATGTATGCTTCATCAAACATACCCATTGGAGTCTTAGCGGAGGTGATACCGTCGCTGTTAGTCTGGAAGACGTAGCGTGTGTTACCATCTTTGTCGCGCCTGACTTCTGTGAACAGTACTATAAGGAACTCTTTCTCTACGCAACCTGCGTGTTGCTTGCCTTGCACCTTAATGCGGCGCACGTTAGACGTGTTACCGCTGGGCTGTACTAGCTCCACTATCTCATCAATTGCTGTGAATATCACAACAGCATGATCGTTCTTAACCTTGTCTAGCATAGTACGAATCTCCTTATTGTAGTAGTTCCATATATCAAAGCCTTTGAAAGACTTATCTGCTAGTGTGTGAAGTATCTCAACGTACTTCGTGAACGACTCAATAACTATAACCTCGCAGCTTTCGTCTGCTAGGGCAGTCTTCAGCGCAGCATCGAACTCTGTAGTGTGTGAGCAGGATGCTACGTAGGGGAACTTCTTGGGAAAGGGCATACCCTTACGCTCAAGATCTATTATGTATGTTTTCTCTGGTGGTAGGTTGCGTAGCGACGTGGACTTACCCGTGCCGCTACCACCTACGATACCTATTATTGCTTTGCTCATTTGTCGTGTATGGTTTGTGCTACGGCAACAACAGAGTCATCGAGGACTTTTAGGCGTTCATTTATTTCCGCTATGTTGTCACTCATCCTATCCATAGAAAACATAATGTTACCTACGTTACCGTTATTCTTTCCCGTTTCACTATCCCCAAGCGTGTGGCTTAGAGTGTATCCTATATCTTTTATAGCATCTACTATTGCTAATACTTGTTCATCTTTCATTGTGCTTGTTTTGCTATCGTTCGTTTTAGTTGTAGTATGAGAGCGTCTTGCTCTTTTATTTTTGCTTTAAGCACCTGTATGTAGTGCCAAAGATCTATTACTTCTTCCTCCGCGTTATCTACAAGTTGCCTTGAAGTCATAAGCCACATTCCTTTTGTACCATCAGGATTGTGTTCTGCTATGCCAGCGTTGAACTTGCGCGGTGCAAGTATTTTAAACTCACGTAAAGCTGCGTCGCGTATCTCTTGGTCTGTCATTTTTGAAAGTTTAGTGGATCGTAGGTGTTCGTTGTGGAGAAGAGCGAGCCTATGATAGTCTCACGATCATCTGCACGTGGCGTGGTGCATACAGGCGAGAAGTTACACTCGCCAAACTTTGTCTGGCAGCAAGTGAAGTTAGGCAGGAAGACATCTTCTGCGTAAGCGCCCTCATCTAACACACGCCGCAAGCCGCTCATGAAGAACTGTGCTGTTTCTCGTAAGTGATTTTCGAACTCCGTTAGCACATGATCGGGGAACGTAATGATTGTCGAGCGTCGAAACTTGCTCTTGCCGCTACGTGATATGAAGATGCCATTGATAACTACGCCTCTGCTTTCGTCAGGAAACAGGTGCTTGTATATCATAGTGTACATCATCATCTGTGGGGAGTTTTGGTAGCCTTCAAGATACTTCTCGACTTGCATGAGTGCTGTAGTCTTGTGATCTACTAGCACAGGTATGCCGTTGAATTTACCTATCATGTCTATCGTACCGCACAACACAACGTCAATACGCTCACCATCTGTGTCGTATGGTATAGCAAAGCGTTGTTCTAACAATGGGCCTTCTTCGCCCATGTCTGGCTTGAAGCCGTCCAGCTTTTCGTACGCCATGAAGTACTGCTGTAACGTAGCAGCCAGATGTCCTATGTCACGGAAGTCATTGTCTGGTACGTAGATGTCTGGCTGTTCGTAATGTTCGATAGCTACGGCAAGAGCTTTCTTAGTATTGCCCGTTGTGTAGTATTCTTGCAGCGCCTTGTGAAACGCTGTGCCGTACTCCATCTTGTGTGACTTCGTATCATAAGTTAAACCTCTGCCGCCCATGTACCACAAGCGCCGTGGACAGGCGCTCTGACTGTAGAGCGATGCGTCTATCTTAATTATGTAACGACCGTCATTTGTTTTGTGCAAGGTTGTAGTCACTTTAAGTTTGGTGGTAATAAATCTGCGCCTTCATCTAGTTCTACGTTATGCAGGTCAGCTAGCTCGCGCATCTGCTCTTCTAACGTACGCTTCTCTCTAACTGATATGGATGTCTTACGCTTACGTTTTGGCCCTTTAACTACCTTCACGTTGTCGTCTAACGGTGGCTGGCAGACGATAAGATATGGTTTGAAATGTTCCAACAACTCATCGTCTGCCATAGCTTCTAGCGATGTAACATCGCAGTTAAGTAATTCTTCTATTGTCACCGTCGTTGTCTAGTGTATCGTAAGTAGAATATTATAAATGCCCCTATGTATAGCAAGGGGCCGATTGAATCTGCTTCCATGTTAACGTATCATACGAAGTCCTGTGTCTGAGAAAATAACTTCTGCGTCAGGTGCTTGGGTAGCTATCGTATCATGTACCCATTGCTTATCTGCTTCTGTTATACCTATATCCTCACGTGAGAATAGCTCACCGTCTTGTGCAGACTGTAGCCATGTGAGTATGTCGTGCCGCCACTTTATGCTATCACTTGTGGCAACTTTTAACGTGCGCCCGTCTAACGTCTTCTGCCGCACGGTACGTATCGCTTCCTTGAAGTATATAAGAACACCTTCAGTTAGCTTACGCATGGATATTTGTGTACGCAAGTAGCGGTAGTCTGTGTTACGTTCGCTCTTGTCGTTGTGCATGAGCCATAGTAGTCCGTCATTCAGCTTAACGTATAATGTACCAGCGCTGTAGCCTGTGTCGGCGCACGGCACAAACACATCTTTTGTTTCGTCTAAGAGTTTGTCTATGATGGGCCGTATCATCTCTGCGCTGTTCTCATTATAGCTGCTACGGTTTGCTTTAGGCTTGGCCGTAACTTCTGAACGTTTTAACTTACCTACTACGATGTCAATGTCATCTGTCATGTTAACGGTGTTATCGTAAAAGATGCAAAAGTAAGGTAGGCCATTGCTAGCCTACCTTACAATGCACTTGCTATCCTATGCAGCTTCTAAAAGCTCTTGCATCTTGGTTAGCAACTCAGCGCCCTTGACGTTATCGTTAGCCTTGAACGCTTCCTTCGCCATCTTGAATAGCGCAGTAGGCGTAAGCTCACGCTGGTCAGGTCGCCACTTATCGACATCCTCCTGCGAGAATAGCAAACCATCGACGTGCTTATCTGTCAGGCGTTGCTGTGAGGCAGTCAGATCTTCACCGCTCAAGCCCTTTGGTAAAGAGTTCTTTACCTTAGCGCGAATGCGGCTAGCGAACTGCTGATTCACTAACGATAGGATGTTGTCTTCTCCGATAGAATCAACGGCTTCCGCTGTGCTATCGAACTGCTTCACGGTAAACTTGAATCCCTTCCAGTCACCGTCCTTGTACTCTTGTTCTATGTATTGTGCCATAGGTATTATGTTATGTTATGTTAGGCTCCAACTTATCTTCTAAAGCCCCCGATTGGGGCCGGACATCTTATATAAAGCAGGAATCGTGCCAGATTTGTTATCTTTTGTATTTTTTATTTTCTAGCACATGAAGTCAGCCGGGTAGCTGTTCTAGAACTTCATATCGTAACATTAGTTGTTCTAGCTCACGGTAATTGCCGTTCATAGGGTCGTTGTTAACGTACGTTAGGAACTTTTCTTTGTGATCGCTTGGTATCTTATGCCAGAGCGGATGTGTTACAAGAAAATGCTCCGCATCGTGGCGACGTTCTGATAGCGGAGTGATGTGTAGGCGGAATGCTGCCAGACGGTAGTATAAATCGTCACGGAACTTACCTTCTGCGATGAGTTTGTTTATAGGTTTGCAGGTTGCTGCTACGATACGGCAGTTTGTGTTGCGCGTTACATTATCTCCTATAGGACGGTACGTTCCGAACTGTACGAGGCGTAGTATCTTAGCTTGTAAGTCTAGCGGCATATCACCTACCTCATCAAGGAATAGCGTACCGTTCTTAGCGACATCTACCAAGCCTTTGCGGTCACGAATCGCACCTGTGAAGCTACCCTTTATGTGGCCGAATAGCTCAGACTCGAAGAGCGTGTTTGTTACGGCTGTTGTGTTTACGGTAACTATATCTTTTAGCTGCGTGCCGTGCAGCAGGCTAGCTATTATCTCCTTACCTGTGCCGGTAGCGCCTGTGATAAGCACGGGTTCACTACGAAACGACAACGTGATAGTGTTCTTTAACAACTGCTTCATGTAATCGTCGATAGTACGGTAGGCAGCTAGGCGTTTATTAAGCCTATTAACTTCTGTGCTGGTAGCCATTAGTATTTCCTTCGTTGTCTGCGAACAGCAGCGTAGATAGGTTCGACTATCTTACGCACCCAGCCATTGTACCTATGCACCGGCCCCTTGTCAAGCAGTATGCGCTCATCGTAGTGTGTCTTTAGCATAGCTTCCCAACCTTCACTCAGCTTAACTGTAACGTATGCAGGCTCGTTCGTGAAGATAACTTCGCGCTCATTGTATGGCTGTGCCGCGTGTGTGCGAGGGGCAAGCAACGCTATCTGAGGGCAGCTCTCGCTATTGTAGGCGCTTGGCTTACGCGATCTTGCAAGACTGCTATCGCTAAACCGTTGCTTTAGACTGTTATCCATCAGCCACGCTAAGTCCTCCTTTATTGTTGTTTTATTTGTCATGATACTGTTATCCATTCGCTAGAGTCTATCTCAATGTTATCGTCATGTGTGCCGTAGTATTGTTCGTGGTTACGTTGCCAGATGCGTTCACGTTTGCCTAGCTCCGTTAGCAAGCCGTTCAAACGTTCACGTGTGGTAGTTGTAGGCCAACCCGCTAGCGTGATGCGTAGCCCTTTATCACTAGTGTTCTCTGCTATTAGGTTGCCATGTAGCCACATCCGTTGGCTATGCACAGTTGTGCTGTATCGTTCAAGTATAGCAAGAATTTCTTCTTGCGTCATGCCATCAAACTTGATATGATACTCGCTGACCGTAACGAACGTGTTGTCTCTGCGAAACCTCCGCTCTTCTATGAAAGCGCGAGCAGCTAGTCTAGTTATTTTTCTCATGATATGTTAGGTTATAGTATTGTGCGTATAGCTTGCAAGCAGGTTGTATGTCATGTTTACAAGTTAAACTCTGGCTTATGTAGTTGTCTATTGTTGTTCTGTGCATACGTATGAATCTACGCATACCTAGCCTAGATGCTTGCCACATAGCGTATAGTCCTTCGTCGTTACGCACCCATAGTTCTCGTTCGTGATCGTTCATTGCTTTACTACCTCCTGTAATATTCTAGTAAGTGTTTCTGGTGTAACGTAGCCCATAACGTCTGAGTCACGTTCTTGGTTTGTGCATAGCTTATCATCATCGTCTAGCGTGTACCAGTTGTCGTCCGGGTCGAAGACCGCAACCTCTACGGTAGTCTTGCCGCCGTCGCATTGGTGATGCTTGCTCCAGCGTACACTAACCTCCCATTCGTTAAGGAACATTACGTTGAAGCCTATGTCTACGTTAGATATTGGATTGTTGGTATTGTTTGCCATTCTAAAACTATAAGATTTCCCTAGTATATGCATTCCTGCTGTCTTCGGTTCTCGTACGCTATTAACCTCATCTAGCAGAGGCTGTATTGCTTTTTGTTCGTCTTTTGTCATACCGTAACCTCCTCTCTACGTACGTAGTAGTCTGCTATGATAGTGTCCTTGTGTAGCGGCTTGCCGAACATACCGCTGTCTTTAGTGTAAACCCAAACGTAGTCTTGTGGGTTTATGCTTAGTCCTGCGTTTAGCACAGCATCAAACCAACCTTGCGGTTTGGCGTAGTCTATGCGAACGCTGTGTTTCTTCTCGTAGTCTACGATAGCTTCGTTTACTTCTAACATACTGGTTTTCCTTTCGTTTGTTGTCAGGCTAGCATAGACCCTTTGCCTATGCCGCACCTAAAATCTGGTAACATAGTAGCATAGCTGCTCCTAGTTGTCAACACCTTTCGCACTTGCGTGGGCGATAGTCCTAGCATTTCCAATCGTTGCCCTCCTGCCATAGCCACATGGCTACGCTCTCGTACTTCTTTAGGTGTACCACGCACGGGTCGTGTACGATACCGTAGTCATCGTGGCCTGCGGTACGTTGTGAGCATTCAGCTACGCTACGATCATGCCAGCCGTGGCGCGTGTGTGCAAACTCACTCCACGGATCTAAGCTACCGAGATATTCTAGCGTATCCCACAGATGTTCTAGCTCATAGTTTCTCATTCCAGCATCCCTTCGTCTACGCCATAGTCTATCTCATCGTCGGCATCCTTGTCTACGTTGCCGAGGTCGTCGCCTACGTCAGGAGCAAACAGGCTAGCCCATTGTTCCTTAGCAGATACAGCTTTGTTTATGCAACTGACCTTGTTCTTTACCACAGCGGCGACACGTTCTTCAATAGTGTTCCTGTACCATAGGACTTCCTGCAACGTGTTAGACATGGAGGTTATGCGATGCGACCGCCCTATTTT